CTCTGTCGGCAACCTTGCATCTAAGAAAGAAGTCGATGATGCCCTTGAAGGTAAGTCTGTTGCAGATATGACCCGTGCTAAACAGATGAAGTCGTTATTTAGAATGGTCACACCTCATTTGACTATTAAAGATATTCCAATGGTTGTTGTTAATCATACCTATTCAGAAATCGGTTTATATCCTAAACAGATTGTATCTGGCGGAACAGGCATTTATTATTCTGCAGATAACATCTTTATTATCGGTCGCCAACAAGAAAAAGATGGCACGGATGTTGTAGGTTATAACTTTATTGTGAATGTAGAGAAGTCTAGATTCGTAAGAGAAAAATCTAAGATCCCAATCGAAGTAACATTCGAAGGTGGTATTAGTACTTGGTCTGGTCTATTGGATGTAGCAATTGACGGTAAGTTTGTTGTTAAGCCATCTAATGGTTGGTATTCTAAAGTAGATATGAAAACCGGCGAAGTAGAAGATAAAAAGTATCGTGTCAAAGATACATATACAAAAGAATTCTGGATGTCTATTCTTCAGTCGAAAGCATTCCGGGATTATATTGAGGGTCGCTATAAAATGGCATCCATTGACATGGTTGGCGTAGAAATGGCAAATATAGATATAAGCGAGGAGTTCGAGCATGCAAGTGAAGTATGAACCATGGGTTCTAAAAACAGAAGAAAGTGAAGTATGGGGTGTAAAAATTCTAGATGGCGAATTTGCAGGTTGCGCATTTGCTATTAATGAACTGGATGAAAAAGAAGGTTCAAAGGAATTGATGTTAGACTATAATGTAGTTTCACCCCCAGAAGGTAAATCTGTTGAAGATGCTAGCGGGCCTAATTTTGACGCAGCACTAAATTTTATTATTCAAGACATTTTACAAAAGGCAATTGATGTATACGAAAATCGAGAAGGTAATCCTACAGAACCTAGCGAATGACGATGTGTTTATGAGAAAAGTGATCCCGTTCTTAAAGCGGGATTACTTTATTGACAACAACGAAAAGATAGTTTATGATAAGATTAAGAATTTTATAGATGAGTATAATGTAATACCTACAAAGGATGCGTTGGTTATTGCATCTCAAAATGATAAAAGCTTAAACGAAGATCAGTATAAGGAAGTTGTAGAACTTATACATGAGCTTGAACCTACAGACCATAATAAAGATTGGCTGTATAAAGAAACAGAAAAGTTCTGTAAAGACAAAGCAATCTACAATGCTATTCTACAATCTATTTCTATCATAGATGGCAGAGACACAGCAAGGTCTGAAGATGGTATTCCTCAGCTTTTGCAGGATGCGCTAGGAGTGTGCTTCGACAATAATGTCGGACATGATTATATCGAAAGCGCAGATAAACGATATGAATTCTATCACCGTGTAGAATCAAGAGTCCCGTTTGACTTAGAATACTTTAACAAAATTACCAATGGTGGAATGCCTAATAAGACATTGAATGTTTGTTTGGCAGGAACAGGTGTTGGTAAGTCTTTGTTTATGTGTCACGTGGCAGCTTCAGTATTAGCACAGGGTAAGAATGTTTTGTATATTACTTTAGAGATGGCTGAAGAAAGAATTGCGGAACGTATTGATGCTAATTTAATGAACATCACTATGGATCAGCTGAAAGATCTTCCTAAAACTATTTTCGATAATCGTATTGAGAAGATTCGTGCAAAGACTGAAGGAACTTTAATCATTAAAGAATACCCTACTACTGGCGCACACACAGGACACTTTAAAGCATTATTAAATGAGTTACAACTAAAGAGACAATTTAAACCCGATCTTATTGTAATTGATTATTTGAATATTTGTGCATCATCTAGATTTAAAGGTGGCGCTAATATTAATTCTTATACTTTGATTAAGTCTATTGCTGAGGAACTTAGGGGTATGGCAGTGGAAGAAAATGTTCCTATTCTATCTGCTACACAAACTACAAGGGGCGGCTATGGTAACACAGATGTGGAACTAACAGATACTTCCGAATCGTTTGGTTTGCCTGCGACCGTAGACTTTATGTTTGCTTTGATATCCACAGAGGATATGGAAAAGATGAATCAGTTGATGGTTAAGCAATTGAAGAATAGGTATAACGATCCTACAATGAATAAGAGATTCGTAATAGGTGTAGATAGGGCAAAGATGAAGTTATATGATCTTGAACAATCTGCACAAAAAGGATTAAGTGATTCTAACATCAAATATGATGCGCCAAAAGAAAATGATAGGCAAAAAGGCATCTTCGGAGATAACAAACGAGACTTTTCAAAGATAAGGGTGTAGTATGCAATCACTAAAGAATACTAAATTATCTGATACCAATTTAAGATTAAAAGCTAACTCTGCAATAAGAGAAATAGATAGTCCGATTCCAATGAACATCAAAGAATTGAAAGATACTAATAATCTTGAGGCTCACCAAATTATTGAAGGTATAGATTTAAGATATATTAAACATATAAATAATTTGTAGTAACAAGGAGATTCTATGATAGTAAGTGTAAACGGAGCTAGAAATAGAGAATTAACTAAGTTACTTAAATTAGCAGCACAATCATTCGCTGATAAATTACTTTCCCCTCAACTAGAAAAGAATATCCAGGTAAAGATCAGAATACATGATCGTTTGGAAGCTGGGGGCTTCTGCGATTTTGAAGAGGAAGGCTTGCCTAATCCTCGCAGTTTTAAAATAGACATTTGCAGAACAAAAAAGAAAATACATATGTTCTCGGTACTTGCACACGAGATGGTTCATCTCAAACAAATGGCAAAGGGCGAGATGAAAGACAAATATGTTAAATCAAGATACGTAACAGTTTGGAGGGGAGATTGGTATGAGGATGATGTTAACTATTGGGATCAACCTTGGGAATTAGAAGCCTATGGTTTGGAAAATAGTTTAGTTGCTAAGTTTTTAATTGAGCACAATCAATTTAAGAATCTTCGTCAGAAGCAGGAGAATTGGTTTGTGTATGAAGAAGATAATGTTTTGGATGAGTGATAGGAGTAGATCATGTAATTCAAACTTAATTATAAGGAGAAGAAATGGAAAATTTAACATTTACATTTTATGATATAGTACAGATTGTGTTATTGTTGGCCGCATGCTGGGCTTGTAAGATTCGTGGATATCAAAATGGGATAGCAGATACAATAGGGTTTTTTGAGGATAAGGGAATCATCGAACTTACAGACGACCTAGAAGTAGTTAAGAAGAAAGATTAATAATAAATTATTACCCCAGCGAGGACTGGGGTATTTTTTTGGCTAAAAATGCTTGACAACCGATCCGAAAGGTGTTATAATTAAGAAAATGGAGAAACGGTTATGAACTTTTCTGTAGGTGCAGATGTCGAAATTCAAACGAAATGGAAGTCCAATCTTCTTGGAGTAGACTTCGATTACAACACCTACAAGGGAACAGTAGTACCTAATCCAAAATGGCTCGATAAAGACTTTGTATCGATTCGCGCGGCTGAGAAAAACAAGTTTTTCGACTACCCTGTTAATTACATACATAAGCGTTATATCGTAGGCCATGCTTTCTCAGAAAAAAGAAGCAATCTGCGTATTTTCAAAGTACAATCAAAATCATCAGGAAAGACATACAATGTTACTTCTGATAATGGATACGTGACTTGTGATTGCGTTGGGTTCCAATTCAGAACCAAATGTAAACATTCTGAGAAAGTTAAGTCGGTGTTGTGAAAGAACAACAGCGCCAAACTTTATGCTTGACATGCGATACAAAAGGTGTTATAATTAAGTTTGAGAGCAGATGCTTTCGGTGAGATTAATTTTTTATTATTAAGGAGTGACGTATGTCTAATTTTACAGTTGCAGGTGTATCGACTCAGTTTGGTATCACTAAAGTTCGTTTTGCAAACGATATTGTGTCTCGTACTAAGCTTTTAGCTAAAGGCGGACATTCCCCTCTTGAGCTTGTGGAGTTGCCTAAAGCAATGACCAAGTCTGAGGCATGCCAGTATCTTCTGGATACAGGTGGCGTTTTCACACAATGGGCAGGTCTCTTGATTGAGACAATGGCCAAGAAAGAAGGCACTACTGTAACAGCAACAAAGCCTGCTAAGAAAGTCCCAGCTAAGGCACCTGCCAAGACTCCGGCAAAAGCACCAGCAAAGACTCCCAAAGTTACAAAGCCTGCAAAAGCTGAAGAAGATTTCGAGATCACAGAAATCAAGAGCATTGCAGAAGCAGA